TTCTTTTAATTCTTTTAATTCTTTTAATTCTTTTAATTCTTTTAATTCTTTTAATTCTTTTAATTCTTTTAATTCTTTTAATTCTTTTAATTCTTTTAATTCTTTTAATTCTTTTAATTCTTTTAATACCTTTTAATATCTTTTAATACTTTTTACACCTTTGCACATTTAAAATGCCAATTAATTTTTATATCTTTTTAATGTGTTTATTCTATTAGAAACTTTTCTAATACCTTTTAATACCTTTTAATACCTTTTAATCTTTTTTAATACTTTTTAATACCTTTTAATCTCCAGGCACCCGACAAATTCAGTAGTTTTATACCTGTTGCTGTCCTTAATTAAGGATAGTCTGGAGATTAAAGGTTAAATAAAATAAAAACTAAATCATTAAATAAAACAAAAACTAAATGAATACTATAATCCTCCAAATATAGATAATACAGACAATAAAAATTTATATAAAATAAAAGAAATAGCATATAAAAAAAATACAGAAAATAGCACAAAATATATTATCAAATAGTATTTTTTATGTTAACTTGTTTTATTTTAACTTGTTTTTATTTTAATTTGTTTGTATTTTACATAATAAAAAATTTAAAAATTAATATATTTATATATTTATATATATTAGAATGAAATATATTAGATAATACTAATACTACTAATAATAATTATGTGTTACAACAAAGAGATATCTATTTATACCTATATTATAGGATCAATATCAAGTATTTTATTACTACAAAATAAAAAACCATCTTTAAAAATATTAGGATGTTTTTTTCTAATAGTTACACAAATGCAATTAGTTGAATTTTTCTTATGGTCTAATAATAAATGTAATGATGCAAATATACAAATAAGTACCATAGGTTCAATAATAAATTTTATACAACCAATTATATTGTATCTAGCAATTATATACTACAATAAAAATATAACAAATGAAGCAAACAAATATTTAACCATCATAATTTGTGTATATATTTTAGTAATATTAATTTATTGTATGAATTTGTTTCCATTAAATTGTTCTATTGTGTCAAAAAAATCTGCTCCATATTTTCAATGGAGTTGGTATACTAAATACCCTGCACCTAATTATAAACTAATCATGTTAATTATGTTTCCAATTGCACTAACTTTACTACTTTATTTTGGACTAGATAAACCATATAATAAATATTTAGCATTTCTAACACTAATATCATTTATATTATCTTATTTTATTTATAAACACAAAAGGGCATTTGGTAATATGTGGTGTTGGTTTGCTGTTTTTATTCCCATTGGTGTATTGTTAACAGATAAATTTATAATAAGTTCTTAATCTAGTATTTAGTATCTAAACATATTTTTTTATATTAAAAAATATTAGATTTATAAAGCTGTTTATTGGCACGGATTTGTTCTAAAAAGCTGTTTATTGGCACGGATTTGTTCTAAAAAGCTGTTTTAGTTAAGTTTTGGTAAAACTTAAAAACTTAGTTATTAAAGTAGGCTAACCTACTTTAATAACTAATGGTTGAAAAGAGCTTTTGTCCACCTTCGCACATTTAAACGCCGATTTTATAAATAAATAAAAAATTAAATTATAAAGCAATTATGTATCTAGATAAGTTTTTATAAAAAATTTAACTAAAAGTTTTAAAAATAATATAAAAAAAAATTGTAATTTAAAATCGGCATTTTAAATGTCTAAAGGTGTAATACTTTTTAATACTTTTTAATACTTTTTAATACCTTTTAATACCTTTTAATCCTTTTAATCCTTTTAATCCTTTTTAATGCTTTGTAATCTTTTTAAATGCTTTTTAAATGTTTTCCCCCCCTATAATCCTTTTAATATTTTTAATAGTAATTAATAATATTTATTTATTTTTTTAGATAATATATAAATTTAATTATGTATTAATATATTAAAATTATAAATATATTAATACTTATATATTATATATTGAATGTATATTTTATATATTTAATTATAAAATGTTAAAATATTAAATTAAATTAAAAAATAAAAAAATGTAAAAAACTATAATTATGTTTTAATTATGTTTTAATTTTGTAAAATTATTATATTTGTATAAAGTATAATATTAATTTATTCTAATTTAAAATGGGAGGAGGACTTATGCAACTTGTAGCTTATGGAGCCCAAGATATTTATCTTACTGGCAACCCTCAAATTACTTTTTTTAAAGTAGTTTACCGCCGTCATACTAACTTTGCGGTTGAGTCTATTGAGCAGACTTTTAACGGTAGTGCTGATTTTGGCAAGCGCATTACGGCTACTATTAGTCGTAATGGCGATTTGATTCAACAAATGTATCTTGAAGTTGTATTGCCATTATCAACAGGAGCTGCATCAACGTGGACTTATGGTGTTGGTAATGCTTTGATTAAACAAGCAGAAATCGAAATTGGAGGCCAACTTATTGACCGTCAATATGGTGATTGGATGAATATCTGGACTGAACTTACTATCCCTGAAGGTAAGCGTGCTGGATATGATAATATGGTTGGTAATAAAACTAGTAATGCTACTCAACTCGGGGGTGTAAGTACAGCCGGAAAGGTTCGATTGTATGTGCCATTTCAATTTTGGTTTAACCGAAATCCCGGGTTGGCATTGCCTTTGATTGCTCTACAATATCACGAAGTAAAGCTTAATCTTGAATTGCGCGCTATTACTGAACTTGCTAATTCTAATGCAATGGTTAATGCAAATGGTTTGTCTCTTATATCTTGTAAGCTATATGTTGATTATGTTTATCTTGATACTGATGAGCGCCGCCGATTCGCCCAAGTTAGTCATGAGTATTTAATCGAACAAGTCCAATTTACTGGTTCCGAAACTGTTGCTGCTACATCTACAAATAAGAATGTAACCCTTAACTTTAATCATCCTGTTAAGGAATTAGTTTGGGCACATACTTTAACATTACATACTACAACAGGTGCTGCGGCAACTACTAGTAGTAAATGGTTTAATTATTCTGGTAGTGCTGCCGGTGCTGTAGATTCATTTACTAAGGGATTTTTACAATTAAACGGTCACGATCGCTTTTCAGTCCGCTTTGCTGATTATTTTCGTAAGGTTCAAAATTACGAACATCATACTCGTGTTCCGCGTGTAGGTGTTGATATGAATGTATCTGATAATCGTAATCAGTGCATTTATTCCTATAGTTTTGCCCTATCTCCTGAAGAGCATCAACCAAGTGGAACTTGCAATTTTTCACGTATTGATAATGCTGTATTACAATTAACATATGGTACTGATTCTCAAACTGGTACTGGAGGCACCGGTGCGCCCGCCGACAATGTTGCAATGAATTTGAATATTTATGCAGTTAATTATAACGTATTGCGTATTATGAGTGGTATGGGCGGTCTTGCTTATTCTAATTAAAAGAAAAAGAATATTGCAATTTATATTTTATATAAAAGTTTTATAATGCATTTAGTTTAATCCTTTTAATCTTTTAATCTTTTAATCTTTTAATCCCTTTTAATCCCTTTTAATCTTTTAATCTTTTAACCTTTTAATCTTTTAATCTTTTAATCTTTTAACCTTTTAATCTTTTAATCTTTTAATCTTTTAACCTTTTAATCTTTTAACCTTTTAATCTTTTAATCTTTATAACATTTATTTATTTTTTTAGATAATATTTATTTATTTTTTTTAGATAATATTTAATTATGCTATATTATTAATACTTATATATTATATATTGATTGTATAATTATGTAGTTTTATAATTAATTTACTATTTTTTAATTATGTATTGTTAATAATTAAATATATAAAAATGTTAAAAATATATAATTATGTTTTAATTTTGTAAAATTATTATATTTGTATAAAGTATAATATTAATTTATTCTAATTTAAAATGGGAGGAGGACTTATGCAACTTGTAGCTTATGGAGCCCAAGATATTTATCTTACTGGCAACCCGCAAATTACTTTTTTTAAAGTAGTTTACCGCCGTCATACTAACTTTGCGGTTGAGTCTATCGAACAGACTTTTAACGGTAATGCTGATTTTGGCAAACGCGTAACCGCGACTATTAGTCGTAATGGTGATTTGATTCAACAAATGTATCTTGAAGTCGTATTACCCGAATCACCGGGTGCGTTAAATGCTCGATGGACTTATGGTGTTGGTAATGCTTTGATTAAACAAGCAGAAATCGAAATTGGAGGTCAACTTATTGATCGCCAATATGGTGATTGGATGAATATTTGGACTGAGCTTACTATCCCTGAAGGTAAGCGTGCTGGATATGATAATATGGTTGGTAATAAATTTACAGGTAATCAAATTGGCGCTGTAGATACTCAGGCAACTGCTGTCCGTTTGTATGTTCCATTTCAATTTTGGTTTAACCGTAATCCTGGTTTGGCATTGCCATTGATTGCACTACAATATCACGAAGTCAAACTTAATATTGAGTTGCGTGAAATTACTGAACTGTCTAATGTTGCAGCATTTGTTAATGCTGTAACTGGATTGTCTCTTATATCTTGTAAGCTATATGTTGATTATGTTTATCTTGATACTGATGAACGTCGCCGATTCGCCCAAGTTAGTCACGAATATTTAATTGAACAAGTCCAATTTACTGGTTCGGAAACTGTGCCTGCATCAACATCTGGTTCAAAGAATGTAACCCTTAACTTTAATCACCCTGTTAAGGAATTAATTTGGGTACACAATGTTATTGGAAATGTCGCATCGGGAGTTGCTGCTACTGGAAACCGTTGGTTTAATTATTCGGGTGCTCTAGCCGCTAACGCGGGTGTAGATTCATTTACCAAGGCATTTTTACAATTAAACGGGCACGACCGATTTTCTGTCCGTTTTGCTGATTATTTCCGTAAGGTTCAGAATTACGAACATCATTCACGTGTGCCCCGTGTAGGTGTTGATAAAAATACTGCTGATGGTCACGCACAATTTATTTATTCGTATAGTTTTGCGCTATCTCCTGAAGAACATCAACCAAGTGGAACTTGCAATTTTTCACGTATTGATAATGCTGTATTACAATTGACATATGAAATTGATAGTCAAACTGCAGCTGATGCTGTAGCTACTGATATGAGATTGAATATTTATGCTGTTAATTACAACGTTCTCCGTATTATGAGTGGTATGGGTGGTCTTGCATATTCCAATTAAAAGAAAAAGAATATGGCAATTTATATATTAGTATATCTTTATAGTTTATTTTAATATTTTTATAGTTTTTCAAATTAATAAATATATAGTTAATTTTATAATATAATAACTCCATAATTAAATTCTATAATAAATCTATAATGTTATATCGCCATAATAAAATATATAATAAAAGTAAAGCAACGTATATAAATAAAATATATAATAAAAATAGATAATAAAAATAAAACAAAGTATATTATACAATACAATACAATATAATTAATTATTTAGCAATGCCAGACACAAAAACTGTTGAAGATGCTGAAACAATACGTAGTAAAGAAAAAATGACAAATTTGCTTAATAGTAATAAATCAACAATGTTATATGATTTATATACAAGTTTTTTAAAAGATAATTGGCAGTCGTATAGTTTATACTTAATTACATTAATTTCTTTACCTTTGCAGAGTGTTGCAATGCCACATTATTATGGTGAAATTATCAATTCTTTAAAAGATGAAAATTTAATAAAATCAAGAAAATTTTTTATAATATTATTGGGTATATGGATTGTTATACAATGTTTTAGTATAGGTATATCATTAGTAGATAATTATATATGGCCAAAGTTTCACGCGTATATTAGGCAGTTTTTCTTTTCATTAATTGTGAATAGATATAATCAAAATTACCAGGAACTTAAGATTGGTTCAATATTAACTAAATTAATTAAATTACCGTGGATATTAGATGATATAACAAATCAAATACAGCGCTTTTTACTAACAAATAGTATATTAATTATATCAAATTTTATATATTTATATAGGCATCATTATTCATTAGGATTTATGTATTTGGGATGTATATTAATTGTATTTATAATGGCGCGATTATATTTTAATACGTGTAATGAAAATATAAAAAAAGTAGAAAATTTATATGATGAATGCCACGAAGAAATTGAGGATACATTACAAAACTTATTATCAATTTATACAGCTAGAAAAATCCCCGAAGAACAACAACGTATATCAGATATTAATGAAAAGACACGTGCAGAGCAATATAAATCCGGTGTATGTAATCGTAAATTCCGTATTTACTTTTCTATTATAAATGTGGTATTATTTTTAGCATTAAATTATGTATCTTATAAATTATATCTTACAAAAAAAATCACAGTATCTAGTTTAGTTAGTATTTTTATACTTAATTATACTATATTAGGTTCATTAATGGGATTATATGAATCTAGTAAAGATTTTATGAGTTTACGTTCGCATATTGAATTAATTGAAAAGTTTATTAATGAATTGCCGAAATGTGATAACTCTTCTAAGAATGAAAAAATACCTAACCCAGGTGCATTAGATATTGTATTTAAGGATATTGAATATACGCCGATTGGTTCTAAAGTCAAGATATATGATAAATTTAATTTACGTATTCAACCTAAAACAAATATTGCTATTATTGGAGCAATTTCATCAGGTAAAACAACATCTATGAAATTGTTATCTCGTTTGCAATTATTTCAAAAAGGTAATATTTATATTAATGGGGTATCGATTAATGATATTGATATAAATGATTTACGTGAGAAAATAGTATTTATTCCCCAGCATCCGAAATTGTTTAATCGCACATTAGAAGAAAATTTAACATACGGTTTGCCTAAGAATATTACCGCAGAAACTATATTAACATTTATGAAAGCTAATGGATTTAATGAATTGGAAACATTGTTTCGGTCGCGATTACACGATAAAGTTGGCAAAACGGGAGAGAATTTTTCAGGTGGTGCTAAGAGTATGATTTGGTTTTGTAGAGCAGCAATGAAACCGTCTAGTATATTAATTATTGATGAACCCCTAGCAGCACTTGATGTTACATCAAAACAAAATGTCACTAAAATGATAAATATATTAAAAAAAGATAAAGCTATTATTGTTATAACTCACGATATGGAATTAACCCGTGATATGGATAGAATTATTGAATTTGAAAAAGGCAAAATAATAAAAGATATTATACAAAATAAATCTAATCGTCGGCAACAACACTAGGGTTATCTAGGTTATCTAGGTTATCTAGGTTATCTAGGTTATCTAAGTTATCTAGGTTATCTAGGTTATCTAAGTTATACAGTTATCAAGGTTATACAATATGGTTATTTTGTTCTAACCATTTACGCATTATATCTTTAATATCTCTAATATTTTTAATATCTCTAATATCTCTAATATCTTTAATATCTTTATTATATTTTTTTAATTCTATAGGTTTATAATAATCATCCAGTTCCATATTTATATTTATATTTATACAATAAGTATTATATTCATTACTTAAATTATAAACAATATCAAATAGTATTTCAATTACTAAAGTATCAGGGTTAATATATTCAGACTTAAATATTAACTGTTTCATAAAATGTGCGAATTCAATATGATAATAAGAATTAATCCAACATAAAACATATTCAACCCACGTTTTTGCACTATCGCGATTAGCACTATCACTAGAACTAGTTATATATTGTTTACATAAATCCGATTCAGGTTTACATACTAGAAATAGTTTTTTTAATGTATCAAATGTCATATCCTGGAATGCCGGTTTTATTAAGAAATATGAGAAGAATGATGTTATAACTACAAAATGCCATTTCATAGTATGTATAAATAATTTATTCAATGCAATTATTGTATTTCTTGAAATCGGGCAAAACTCGCTAACATCTTTTAACTCTTTTTTATATGCTGGTATATCATCTCTACTATTTAAAAAACGTATTACAGGTTTATCAATAGAAACAGTATTATCACAAATTAAAAATAACGCATCATCTTTATCACTATAAAAGCATTCGGGTTTTGATAGCTTTAAAAATGGTTGTAGTTGTGGATTATCTAAATACGAATCATATAATTGCTTACATATATAAGGCGTACAAGTTGCCATAACATTAATTAATACTCCTGGGTGTTGCTTATTTACATTATTTATAATATACTCTATATCATCATCAGTAGCATTTTTATTAATTTTAATAAAATTAAGTGTTGATATTATTTTAATTGATGTATCATTTAGGGTGTCGTGAGTAATGAGCGTAAGTTGTGTATTATTATCATTATCAAAACTATCAATTAAACCAGCGCTCTTTAATTCTTTTAATTCTTTTAATTCTTTTAATGCATATTGTATGCCTTCACATTTACTAACATCACAATCTTCATATTGTGAATCAACTAATATTACAACTTGTTTTATATATAATGTTGTTATGTGTTTATTGTTGTGTTTTGTATCTGATATATATTCTATCAGCGATTGTGAAAAATTATCAAAAGGTCTTAAAAACTGTTTAATAACAAATTTTGGAAATTCGTGATTACGTTGATATTTACTCTCTGGGAGTAAAGCTTCAGGTTCTGCTTTTGAACCAATATTTAAATATAATAAATTAATATTAAAAGTTATATCATTAACTATATCATCAGGTGGTTGTAATATAGATAATATAACATATATATTAGTTAGTAATTCTTCTCTAGCATCACTTGTAAATTTATGTTTCTCAAAATAATCCATTTTATAATACTGATAGCGATAGTAATACTGATAGTAATACTGATAGCAATACTGATAGCAATACTGATAATAATACTATACAAAATAATTAATAATTAATAATAATTAATTAATAATTAATAAATATCAATATCAATTAATAAATATCAATTTTTAAGTTGTTTTTTATCTCTTTATCTTGTTTTAAGTAAATCAAAACTTATAATATATAATTTATTCTTACACTTTAATCCAAATATTAGGTCTTTTAATGTGGTATTAATATTAATATCTATACGATCATAGCGGTTTTTACTAGCATATTCTAAATTTTCATTAGTTATATTCATTATATTAAAATTACTACTAAACCCTAGCGTTAGCATATATATATTAATTTTTAAAAAATCATTTTTAGATAATCGTGTTAAATCAACAACACCACGTTCATCACCATAAAAATATTTACATAACATTGTTATGAATTGTAATAAGAATTCAAAAATTTCAGTTATTGAATTAATATCAAATTCTAAAGGATAAGAGTTTGGCAATGGGTTTGGCATATTAACAACATCATTAAAAATATCATTAATATTTAGATGTTTAATATTTTGTATATCATTCATTTTGGTTTTATAGTTATTTATTATTTATTTATTATTTATTTATTATCTTATAGAATAATAAAGTAATTAAACCGTATTAAAAACTTAGCAAAATGCAAATAAATAATATAGGTGTATTTATTGCAATATTAATATTAATAGTAATGTTATTAATATGTCATATAATGAATACATTATATCCATATCCATATAAACGTACTACTATAAATACCCACAAAATAAATACCCACAAAATAAATACCCACAAAATAAATACCCACAAAATAAATACATATATTAATAATGATAATGATAACAAAAATACTAAAAATAATTCAATAAATATGTTTAATAATATAGCACAACAAAAAAAAACATTACCAACACAATATAATATTATTACATATGATAGGCAAAATTTACGCATACCTTGTGATAACCAAGCACAAATACCTTGTAAAATTAAGCAAGCACAATGTAAAATAAAACCAAATGAATTATCAGATAGCGAAATGGCATTAATATATAAAGCTGCATATGAAATGACAGGTAATGAAATATTATTAAGAGCATTAAACAAAAAGCCATAAAGCCAATAAAGCCATAAAGCCATAAAGCCATAAAGCATATAGAAATATATAATTATTTAATAACATCCAATTATTGAATTGGAAATATATCTATTTGCTGTATAAATATTTTTATGTGTTATTATAGTAATTTTAAAATTCCATTTATTTATATTTACATCTGTATTAAAAATAAATCCAATAGGTTTATATGGTTGTATTTTAATATTATCAATAAAATGTTTTGCAACATCAGCATCAAATTCATACATAGTATCTAAATCTAATCCTAATCCTAATTCATTTTTATAATATAGTTTTTTAATATTTTTAAAATCATCATTATTATTTGCAAATTGTATAGCTATTAAATCCCATAAATATACTGTACAATTTACATTAGTATTAGCATTTAATAATAATAATTTAGAATAATACCAACTACCAGATGTTTTATGTATATTATCAATTGATAATGTATTAATAATAGTATCATTTGTATCATTTGTATCATTTGTATCATTTGTATCATTTGTATCATTTGTATCATTTGTATTATCAATATATGACTCATCATTATTTAAAGCATCATTGTGTGTATCGTCATTACATTTAATTATTAGTTTATCAGTATCTAGACTTTGTTTTAATTCTTGCTCTGAATCACTAGTACTAGCACTATCACTAGTACTAGTATTAGCACTAGTATTAGCGCTAGTATTAGCACTAGTATTAGCACTATCACTAATACTTGCTAAACTTAAACTATTATGTGTTGATATTTTATCGATATCTGTATTATATATAGTAGTATTAATAGTATTAATACTATTAGATATTGAAATATTTTGCATTTCTAAAACATCGTTTTCTAGATGATTACTAGAACCTGAACTAGCACCAGATTCAGAACCATCACTAACAATAGAACAATTTATACCGCTATTATCACGTTTTATGATATCTACTAATTCTTTATATAAATTCATAATAACACAATAATAACAATAATAACAATAATAACAATAATAACAATAATAACAATAATAAACTTTATAATTTTTATAACATATATTATAAGTTATAGATAATTAATTAGTTATTTATTAGTTAATAAAAAAAATTTATAAACGCTAGAAGCATATTTTCATATTTAATATTGTTTTGCATCTGCTTTATTAGTAACATTCATATAATACATTCCTCGTGCGTGTTCGGGATTATACCAATAAACACCAATTTTTGGAGAATAATTATTACCTAAACGATCATTGCTAACATATTGTTCGGTTGCACCAGGGGGGGGATTTGCTGAACGTAAATTATAATGAATTAAATTCGTATCAGAAGGAATAATAGGAATATTAGCCCAAGGTTCTGATGATTGCGGACCCATAAAAATACCACCATTAGGAAGCGAATCAGGAATTGATGTATTTTCATTTATACTACGTTTTTCAGGTGGGACAATACCATCATTTAATATTGTATAGCTACCACCGTGCTTTGCATAATTCTCTAATAAAGGACAATACCCATATCCCATTGTTGTATCATTTGGATTAATTGGTGTAATACTTAATTTAGCCATTATTTATTATTTATTATAGTTTATAGTTTATATATATATTATTTATATTTTATTTTACTTTATACATATATTATATTTAATAATTTTAATTATTATTTATAATAATTATTCAAATTAAAATTATTATTCAAATTATTAAATATATAAAACAAAAATAATAAAACTAAAATATATTTTAATTTATAATTATGAGTTTGCCTAGTTTGACTAGTAATTATATTATAAGTAATTATTTTTACTTTAACTATAAATGGAATGATATATTAATAAATAAATTATGTTCTCAAAATCAATTAATGAAATTTAATAATAATAATAATATTTTAGATATAATTGATATAAATGTATCATATGATAATTTTAAAATTGTAAATTTAACAGTATATATTATACCTCCAAATGTAATAAATTGTAATAAAAAAAATTATAAAGCATTAGCGCTTGAGTTTGTTAATAATCCTATTAATTTTAATACTATTAGTAGATATAATATAAATATAATAGAAAATGATAAAAATTTTATAATAACAGATGATAAATATAATATTTATAATATAAATGATAGTATATGTTCTTCTGATGGATATTTGAATACTAAACATAATATACAATTATTATTAATAAATATTTTAGACCCGCTCTAAAATAATAAATAATAAGTACTAAGAACTTTACCCATTTATTTTTTTATTCCTTTATTCATTTATAATAATTGGAATACCATTTTTAATATGTAATATTTGAATATCACCGTGTTTAAATTTAATATCACTTACGGATGATGATACTGATGATAATGATGATAATGGATTAGCAGTATTACTATTATTACTATTATTACTATTATTATTACTATTATATATATGGTTAAATGATTTTGTGCGTGTGTTATTATGTGTTAAAAATGCTTTTGACATACCAATATCACAACGCCATACGGTATTATTACATATAGAATTAATACCTTTAGTAAATTGTGGAGTATGCCCGATAGCAATATGTGTTGCATTAGTATATGTACCTAGGTGTGTGTCTAGTTGTGTTTTGGATGGTAGTGGTAGTATTGGTTGTTGTGCAACTAGGTAATTATTCTTTTTATTATATTCTAATAATATAGTGTTTAATAATGGTTGTAGTTGTTTATCATTACTTTGAGAACTTTCACCAAATGTACGAGACCATAATATACTTGTTTCATCTTTTTCGCTTACATTAGGATGTGATACCATAATCGCATTATAATATGTTTCTAATGTTTTATCTATAGGCGTGTTATTTAATAAATATAATGATACTATATTATTAACCATGTCAATTGGAAATGTTTTTGCAATATATAATGTTGGACTACCGTGGCAAAATAACCATTCACCTATTTGTAGCATAGTATAATATGTTGTTGCCATCATATTAGCACATAAACCAGATGGTGCAAAAGCATATAATCTTTCACGGTATCCATATGGTAAATTAGAATTATTAGATTGTGCCATATGAATATTATTAATATTTTTCTTTAATGTTTGTGAATGATATGGATAACGTGAATTAGGTGTATATACTGATTTTAAATGGTCTTTAAAACAATGAAATTCTTTTTTACTTACATAACGAAAATCACCATCAACATTCATAATTTCGTGATTGCCTATTATAGAAAACACCCGCCCACCTTGTAATATTGCCAAGTTATTTAAATGATAGAATAAATAAAATATTTCTAATGTGCTACCTTCATCCTCAAATGCATTATCATTAGTTATATCATTATTATCCCACGATTGTGGTCTTACACGGTCAATTTGGTCGCCTAACTGAACTATATATGTATCACCACCAATCCATTTTAATTGATTAAAAAATGCATCCATTAATGATACTGATTTTGTAGATGGTATTTTAATAGGGTCTATACATTTTGCTAATATTAAACATCTTATAGCAACTTCAAAATCACCGTGGATATCTCCAAATATAATTATATTATTATTTGGAGGTGATGGAAATATATGCTGTCTATAAGGTGCATCTTTAATATATTGTTTAACAACTTTATCATTATCATAAAATAAATTAATTAATGTAGATATATAGGAATTATTTAATAATTTAAGATTTGCTTTAGGTTGCTTTGCGATGTATGTTGCGTTATCTGTTTTATCTGTTTTATGCACTTTTGTTTTTTTTACATATTTCATTAATAATTGCTGAGTATCATTACTTATTCTAAGTATATGTTTAGGTTTAGGTTTAGGTTTAGGTTTATGTTTAGGTTTAGGTTTAGGGTTCGATATTGATTGTATACTATGTTGTGTATCGCTTTTATATTTATGCCTAAGCTTAACCATTTTAACTTATATTTAATTAAATCTTATATTAGGCTTATCCACAAATAAACGAGCGTGTTTATAAAATGATAAACTTAAAAGAGCTTATTTAAAAGCCTAGAACTTATTTGACAGTTATTATATTTAAAGTAGATATTTACTTTCAAATATTAATTTTATTA